GTGGGGCAAGGCACGCGCATTCAGTTTGCGGATGCAAGCGTCACAGGAGCGGCTTCTGTTTCTGCGGTGGCAGCGTTTATCGCAAGGATGTCTGGCGCAGTCTCGCTGCAAGTGACGGCTGACGGCACGCCGATAAGACTAAGGCTTGCAGATGGCTCCGCGTCCGCAGCGTTTTCTGCTGCGAATGCCTTCACTCGCAGGCGCTCCGTTGACGGCACCGCAGCGACAGCAATATCTGCGGCAAACGATTTCACTAGAAGGCGCTCTGTTGATGCGGCGGCTTCGACAGCGCTCACTGCTTCGGGCGTAGGCACGCGCGTCCAGTTTGCAGGCTCCAGCGTTTCTCTAGCCGTCACCACTTCGGGTGTGGCGACGAGAATACAGTTTTCTCTCGGCTCTGCCGACGCAAGCCTAACGGCGGCATGTCAGGCCATCAGGTTCGCCGGAGTATCCGCATCTGTGGACGCCTCGATGTCCGCAACGTCTGAGGCGGTGCGTATCCAGTTTGCAAGTGCAAGCGTGACCGGCGCAGCGTCTGTGTCCGCTATCGCGGTGTTCATTGCGCGCATGTCCGGCGCAGCGTCGCTGTCTGTGACGACGACATCTGCTTCGGGTCGTATCCGCCTCGTGAGCGCCGCAGCAAGCACGGCTGTGACTGCCGTCAACGCCTTCTCACGCATCAGGGGGATGGACGCCAGCGTTGAGGTTGTCACGACCGTTGATGGTCAGGCTGTCGGAGTTTTCGTGACGAGCGGCGGCGTCAGCTTCGCGCTCAATCAGGTGTGTCTTGCGAACATTCTCGGCGATGCGTGGACTGAGGTGGCGGAGGGTACAGAAATTTGGGCGGACATAGCCGACGGCACGGAGACTTGGGCGACGCAAGCAGACGGCAGCGAGACGTGGCAAAGCGTCTCGTCACAAGACGAGACTTGGAGTAATGTGTCTGAAGGCTCAGAAAGTTGGAGGCCGCAGTGATACAGTTCGGCGAGTTCCTGCCTGATCAGGCTGATATCCTAAACCCCGGCGTGACGGTAGCGACGAACGTCATGCCTAGCGCCGTGGGCTATCACTCGATGAACAGCTTCGTGCCGTACTCGAACGCGGCGGACGGAACCATTCGCGGCATCTTTGCGGCGAAGGATAGCGCTGGAAATAACAAGTTATTTGCCGGTGACGACGCCAAGCTCTACCTGCACAACACCTCCACCAACAATCTCGACGACATCAAGAAGACCGGCGGCTATGACCTGACCGGCGGAGAGCGCTGGCGGTTTATTCAGTTCGGCGATTATGTTATCGCCGCAGGCGGTATCGGCGAGGAACTTCAGTATTTCCAGCTAGGCACGAGTTCTGTGTTCGCAGACCTCGCCGGGTCGCCGCCAAAGGCTGACTTTATTGCGGCCGTGCGCGATTTCGTCTGGGTCGCCAACGTGGACAGCGGATCGGGGCGCATACCGTATCGCTGCCAGTGGTCCGGGTTCAACGATGTGGACGGATGGACTATCGGCACCGACCAGTCCGACTTCCAAGACTTGCCTGACAGTGGCGAAATCACCGGCTTGGTCGGCGGCGAGTACGCGACGGTTCTGACCGAGCGCGCCATCTTCCGCGCCACCTACACCGGCCCGCCGCTGATCTGGCAGTTCGACAAGGTCGTGTCCGAGCGCGGGTGCAACTTCAAGAACTCGGTGTGCAACGCCGGAAACCTTGTGTTTTTCCTGTCATCCGACGGCTTCTATGCGTTCGACGGTCAGCGCATCTCGCCGATTGGAAGCGAGCGCGTCAATCAATTCTTCCTAGACGACTTCGACAGCAACTATGACAACCGCATGTCTGCGGCGGTTGACCCGCTGAACGAAGTCGCGATGTGGTCTTATACGTCCACGTCCTCGCCGTCAGGCCAGCCCGACAAAATCCTGATCTACAATTACACGCTGAACAAGTGGTCGGTGGCTGAGGTCGAAGCGGACCTTCTCGCGCCAATGTTCTCGGCTGGCTACACGGTCGAGGGTCTCGACAATCTGTCCGCCACGGTTGACGGCCTCAGCACTCAGCTAGACAGCCGCTTCTTCAAGGGCGGCCAGTATTTCTTCGGCGGTGCATACGGCGATAAAATCTACACCTTCACCGGCTCGGTTCTGCCCGGCACTATTGAGACGGCTGAGGCACCACTGTCTACCGGCAAGCATTCCATCGTCACGCGCGTCTACCCCTATTATGAAGACGGAGACGTGACGGTCGCCATCGGCACTCGCGAGACGCAGTCTCAGGTGCCTACATTTACCAGCGACGTGGCGGTCAATGCCTCGGCGTTTTCGCCGTTCCGGGCGCAGGGGCGCTACCATCGGGCGCGCGTCAAGTTTACCGGCGACTGGGACAAGGCGCTTGGCATCGAGGTTGAGGCGAGGGACATCGGTAGACGATGACGATTGAGCAGCGCACCACCAACTTCCGTATCCTGAACCCAATCACCGCGACGACGCGCGAGATCGCCGAGGTTCTGAACCGCACAATCAACGGTGGTCTGAACAGCGTCGGGTATGTGACGCTCCCGGCAAACACGACGCAGACTACCGTCGATGACCCGCGATATTCCGTGTCGTCGCTGGTGTTTTTCACGGGTGTGGATCACGACCCGTGGCATCATAACCCATACATCGACAGCACCAGCGTCGATGGCACGATGGTGATCAACCACGACAATCAGGGACACGATGCGCCATTCGCCTACCTTATTATCGGGTGACGACCGTATGGAAGACAACTGGCGGCGCTGTCGGCGCTACATCGAGGACGCGCTTGAATATGCGGGCGGATCGCACACAATCGAGGATGTGTGGCAGTCAATACAGGAAGGCAAGGCCCAGTTCTTTCCGCTGGATAAGTCTGCTATAGTGACGGAGATAGTGGACTACCCGCAGAAGGCGATGTGCCGGATTTGGCTTGCGGGTGGTGACTTGGACGAATTACTAGAAGCGGAAGTCGCACTTTCCGCGTGGGCCAAGACGCAAGGGTGCGACGGGATGGAGATCATCGGGCGCAGGGGTTGGTCTCGACAACTTAAAGACTACCGGCAGACGGCGGTGGTGCTAATGAAGGATTTCAGCGATGAGTAAAGGCGGCGGCACGACTAGGCAGGTCACGCAGAGCATTACGGACCCGACCACGGCTCCGTTCAAGGAGTTCGGGCTTTCCGAGGCGAAGCGTCTCTACGGGCAGGGGCCGATGCAGTATTACCCCGGTAGCACGGTTGTGGGCTTCTCGCCTGAGACTGAGATGGCGCTGTCGGGCTTGCGCCAGCAAGCAATCACCGGATCGCCATTTATCGGCGCGGTTCAGGATGTGGTGATGCAAAACCTGATGGGGACGAACCCGCTTCAAGCCGCTGCGTTCCGCCCTGCGGTTGAGCAAGTCGAGGCGCAGTTTGGCAAGGCCGGGCGCTACGGCTCCGGCTACCAGCAGGGCGCGGTCGCATCCGCGCTTGCGCCCTATGCGTATCAGGCACAACAGGCAGCCATTCAGCAGGCCCCTGCGGCGCGCCAGTTTGGCTTCGCTGACCTTGAGACGCTTGCCGGTGTCGGCGCGGCCCGCGAGGCGCAGGAGCAGGCTGAGCTTGCGTCTGACATTGAGCGCTTCCAGTTCGAGCAGCAGGCACCGCAGGCGGCGCTTGCGAACTACCTCGCCTCGGTTCAGGGCGGCCAGCTTGGCACGCAGCAGATCACGCCGTACTACAGCAACCCGCTGGCGAGTGGGCTTTCCGGCGCGCTTGGCGGCGCGATGCTGGCCGGACAGGTAGAGGGGTTTGACCCTCTGCTGGGCGGCCTCCTCGGCGGCGCGGCAGGACTTTTTGGAGCTAGATAATGGCGATTAGACCCGGACAGCTTGCTTTTATGCCGCCAGAGATGGCGCGACGCCTGTTCGCGCAGGGCGCGCGCCCAGCAGCGCCGACATCTCAGGTGCAGCGGCGCACTTACCCGACCTATGGCCCGGGGCCGAGGGCTGGGCAGCCGAAGCCACCCTATATGGACGCGGCCCAGCTTGCCGCCGCTGCCGCTCAGGCGCGCACTCCGACGCGCCTTCCTATGCCGATGGAGCAAGCCGCAATGCGTGCGGCGCAGATGGGTCCGGGCGCGCGGCCGACAAGGGGCGCAGCACCCGCACCACCAGCCCCCACTATCGGCCAGCGCCTCGGCACGGCCTTCCGCCAGCCCCTGACTTCACCCACGGGTATGGGCATCATGTCCGCCGCCCTGACCGGGCTTGAGCAGGCTGGCCCGCAGCCCGTGCCAACCTCGACCGGGCAGATACTGGCGCGGATGGGCGCGGCTGGGTTGCAGGCTTATGGCAGCGCTCAGGAGGCTGAGGCGGCGAAGAAGATGGCGGAGCGCAAGTTGGGCCTTGAAGAGCGCAGGCTTGACATCGATCGCGTCAGAGCAATGGCCGCAATGGCTCCTAATAAGACGACGCTGGAAAAGAACCTTCTTGCGGCCGGGTACAAGCCGGGAACACCGGAGTACGAAGAGGCGGTTCGCGCGTTTCTTCAGAAGCCATCTGGAACGACTATCACGCTAGACCAGAAGACCGAAGAGGAATATCAAAAGCGGGCGGTTGAGTATGCCTTCAAGAGATTGGGAGAGGCCGACAAGGCCGTTAACAACTTGCGTGCTATGGAAGGCGAGTTGCAGACCATCGTTAATATTACCTCTATCGACGGAAAGGCTGACACCGGCCCTATGAAGGAGACTATCCTTGGTGTTAGGCAAATTGCCGCAAGTTTAGGGCTGTTAAGCGACGAGGAGATGGAAAAACTTTCTGACGAGGAACTTCTTCAAAGGTCTATGTATAAGATCATTCCGAATATGCGAGTTAGCGGCTCCGGTTCATCCTCTGATAAAGACATGAACAATTTCCGTATGGCTGCTCCGAACTTCTCTAGAACTGCCTTGGGCAACAGAAAAATTGCTCAGGGTATGCTTCAGATTATCGAGCAAGAGAAAAAAGCTCGAAGGTTAATGGATCAGTACATGAAGGACAACAAGGGGAGCCTTGTGGGGTTTGACGAGTATGCCGATGAGCAGCTTGGCGATATTTTCAAAAAGTACGACATATATGCAGACGAAGAGGCCGCAGCGAAGAAATACGAAGAGGATTACAAGGCTGGTCGAATTGAGATCGGCGACCTCTACTTTAACGGCAGAGATTATGTTTTCGTGACGCCTGAAAGCGTGGAGGGTTACTGATGGCTGGGCCTGAAAAAACAGATGCGGAGATCCAAGCGCGAGTAGGCGACAGAACGAGTATGGACATCTTTATGGATGTCGCTCGAGCCGCCGCGCAAGGTGCGACCCTTGGCTTTTCGGACGAACTTTACGGGCTATATTCGGAGTTTTTTGCCGGTAAGGATTACGATACGGCGGTCCAAGAAATACGCCAAGGTCTGGAGGAGTTCAGGGAATTAAACCCCACGGCAGCATATGGTGCTGAAATTCTAGGCTCAATGGTTACTGGCGGCGCAGGTGCAACGCGCGGCATAGGCGCTGCCGTTGGTCGCGAGGCTGTAAAGCGGGCCGCAGGGATAGGGGCGCTTGAGGCAGGAATATATGGCGCAGGAACTGGCGAGACAATGGAAGAGCGCGCAAGGCAAGCTATGTTGTCTGCCCCTATTGGCGCAGTTGGTGGCGCAGCGGGCGAAGCCCTTTTGCCCAAAATTAGTGCCGCCGCCGCTGAAGCCTTAAAAAAGGGATATAAATTGTCCCCCGGACAGCGTCTTGGCGAGGGCATAAGCAAGGTTGAGCAAGCGATGACAACCCAACCCTTTGTCGGAAGTATGGTTCAAAAAACAATGGAAAGGCCAGCGGCCCAATTCCGCCGGAAAGTGGTGGAGGAGGCTCTTGGGCCATATGCCTCGAAACTCCCGCCGGGCATCTCTGGAAACCAACTTGTGGAAGAGGCAGATCTTGTTGTCTCTGAGGCGTATCAAGACATCGTGCCGCAACTTTCAATAGCGTCTCGGCCATTTGCGCTTGGCGCAAAAAGGGTGCTGGGCGTGGCAAAGAAAAACAAAGAATTGGATGAGGTTGATCTTGCCAAGATTGAAAAAATTATTGCAGGGACTGTCAAAAGGCGTCTGGAAAAAGATGGGCGTCTCACAGGCAATGCCCTAAAGAAAGCAGAAAGTGATTTAACGACCGAAATACGCAAACAATTCATGCCGTCAGGTGACAGTAACATAGGGCGCGCCCTGCGTGATGTTCGTGATGTTTTGCGCCAGCAGATAACAATTCAAAATCCAGATGTTCCAGAACTTCAAACTGTAAATCGTGCGTTTGCCTCGTTGAAACCTATAACTAAGGCCAAGGATGCTGCCGTAGGTGCGATGGGGGAGTTCACTCCAACGCAATACTTGCGTCAGATGAAAGACATGCCCCCAAGTACGCCGGGCAAGGTTATGGCCCGCGAAATACAACCTCTTGTCAGGCAGACCTTGCCATCATCCGGCACCGCTGAGCGCGCCGCCGTTCAACGTCTGATCGAGGAGCCGGGTCCGTCGATTATGGGAATGGCAAAATATATCCCGACAGCACTTACATACGGAACTGGGGAGCCGGGCAGAGTTGTCGCTACGCGCATGTATCAAGCGCCCGGAGGTCTTCTGCGGGCTGGCGCTCCAGCAATAGGCGAGTATGGGGCGGGCTTCCCAGAGATAGCCAGTGGTCCCCCCAATATTGTGCCTCAAAGCCTCCTCGGACCGGCATACCCATAACCCCCGCGCCGTGATAAACTGAGCGCAGTAACGAAGGAATATACAGATGGGCGCAGGCGACACCTTACGCGAATACGACAACACGGCGGCGAGCAACACGTCTCTGGGCGGCATTAACCTGTCCGAGGGGGTGATGGTCCCCTCTGATTTGAACAACGCGCTCAGGGAGCTTATGAGCCACCTCGCGGACTTCGCGGATGGCACCGAGGCGGTTGACGTTATTAACTCGCCCATCGTCAAGGCCACCAACACCAACGCGGCTGACGACGGCACCGACGTGTCAATCCAGATCGGCGAAAGCACTGACTGGACGGTGGTTGTCACATCGTCAGACGAGCTTGTCTTCCGGCACAATGCGGTCGCCAAGATGCTGCTGACGACGACAGGCCACCTGAAAGTCATCGACGACATCACCGCGTTCGCTGACTTGTCTAGCTACGATGGGGCGTAGTGATGGCGGTTGACGGCGGTGCAGGCAACCCGATTTCGTTTAGCGAGGTTCAGACCTACTACGGTGGGGAGAACCCGATTAGCATTTCCGAATATTATCGCGGCGGCGATGAAGTCCCTGACCTGCAATCGATATACGATACCGGTACCGACATCACGGCCTTCTCAGGCACCGCCGCGCCGAAGTTCGACGCCTCAGTGTCTAACAACATGCAGGTGTTCGAGGGCATCGAGAACACGAAGTCGCCCGGCACAATCACCAACAACAAGGCACCCCAGAGAACTGGCCTGAT